GGTCAGACAGGTAAGTTTGTCACGGTGTGCGAGGGTGAGATAGATGCCATGAGTGCCTATGAACTGATGGGATCGAAGTGGCCTTCGGTGTCTATCAAGAATGGCGCACAGTCTGCCGTGAAGAATTGTCAGCAGTCACTTGAATACCTGAATAAGTTTGATACCATTGTCCTCTGCTTTGACAATGACAAGCAGGGTAAGGATGCGGCACAGGCTGTTGCCAAACTGTTTGAGCCTAACAAGTGTAAGATCATGGACCTTGAACTGAAGGATGCCAACGAGTATCTGAAGACAGGTCAGCGTGAGAAGTTTACTCAGGCATGGTGGAGCGCACGTACCTACACACCAGCAGGTATCATTAACCTTGCTGATCTTGGTCGTAGTCTCTACGATGAGACGCACAACGAGACCTGTCCCTACCCGTGGTCTGGTATGAATGACAAGACTTACGGCATCAGGACCGGAGAGCTTGTGACGTTTACCTCCGGTGCAGGTATGGGTAAGTCCAGTATCATGCGTGAGCTTATGCATCATATCATGCAGAACACAGAGGCTAACATAGGTGTTCTTGCTCTTGAAGAAAGCACAAAGAACACTGCCTTCAATATCATGAGCGTTGAGGCTAACGCTAGATTGTACATCAAAGAGATACGTGAGCAGTACACACCAGAGCAACTCAAGGTATGGCAGGATGCTACGCTTCGCAGCGGCAGGTTCTTTGCCTTCGATCACTTTGGTAGCATAGAGAACGACGAGATACTGGATCGTGTACGCTACATGGCAAAGGCACTTGACTGCAAGTGGGTTATCCTTGACCACCTATCTATTCTGGTATCAGGTCAAGAGGATAACGGTGATGAGCGTAAGTCTATCGACATACTGATGACCAAGCTACGATCACTGGTTGAGGAGACTAACATAGGCTTGCTACTTGTCAGCCATCTACGTAGACCTGGAGGTGATCGTGGTCATGAGGATGGACGTGAGGTATCTCTCTCACATCTACGTGGCTCCGCATCTATTGCACACTTATCTGACGCAGTCATTGGACTAGAACGCAACCAACAAGCAGAGGATGACGTTGAAGCTAACACCACTACGGTGCGTATACTCAAGAACAGATACACTGGTGAGACAGGTGTGTCCTGCTACCTCCACTATGATCGTGACACTGGCCGCATGACTCAGGTGGACAATCCATTTATGGAAGGGGAAGAGTAATGCAAACAGTTAAAAAGAGATTCGACAAAGCACTCTATGATGTTGCAGATAAGACAGCCAAGGATGTTATGATAGGTTGGTTGGAAAAAAATACAAACTCAACAGATATTACAATGAAAGAGAATACTTACTTTGATATCACATGTAGTATATCACCTGATCTTCCTCAACATTTCTATGAGGTAGAGATAAAGTATTCTTGGAAGGGTGACTGGCCTACTGAATGGAAAGATATACGTATACCATACAGAAAGAAAAGACTTCTTGACAAGTGGAAGAAAGATCACTATAATGATCTACTAACATTCGTTGTCTTTAGAGATGACTGCAAGCAAGCATGGTTCTTTGATGGTGACAGTGTTCTTAATTCAGAAGTTAAAGAAGTTTCTAAACGTAACATCCGTAAGGGTGAGATGTTCTTTCACCTTCAAACCAAAGATGGATATATAGTGGACATAGAGATATGATATATGAATATACATTAACTGATCTAGAACAAAAACTTTGCACAGAAGGTTCAGAGATGCGTTACAATGTAGCACGTACATCAGGAGTTGGTAATGGAAAGATTGGACCACAAAGTAATAAAGAAACTGATCTTCTAGGATTAGGAGGTGAGCTTGCTACAGCTAAGTGGTTAAATGTTTATCCAGATTTAACTATATATGCTAGGCAAGGTGGAGTTGATTTATTAAGTCACTCAGGTATTAAGATAGATGTTAAAACTACAAAATATAAAACAGGTATGTTACTTGCAAAAATAAATACATCTTATAAAGATATCGACGCTTTTGTTTTAGTAACTACAGACTATCCTAAGTTTATAATTAGAGGGTGGGCAACTAAAGATGAGCTTATAAACTCTAAAAATATAATAAACTTAGGACATGGCGATGGCTATGGATTAAAACAAGATCAATTAAGAAAAGAAAATATTTGAAAGAAAAATTATGGAAGCAATCGTAGACATTGAGACTGATGCTATTGATGCAAGCACAATACACTGCATCGTAGCTAAACACTATCAAACAGGAGAGATGCGAGAGTGGGTCGGTGATCAGTGTCAAGAGTTTGGTGAGTGGTCAAAGCGTATATCAAAGTTTATAATGCATAACGGTATTAGCTTTGATGCTCCCATTCTTAACAAGCTAACAGGCTCTGCTATTGCACCTTCACAGGTACGTGATACTCTTATTGAGTCACAACTATATAATCCTGTACGTGATGGAGGTCACTCACTACAGTCATGGGGTGAACGCTTTGGATTTCCAAAGATAGACTACCATGACTTCAAGCACTACACACCTGAGATGTTAGAGTACTGTAAACGAGACGTTGATCTTACTCACAAAGTAGCACAAAAACTAGAAGAAGACAGCAAAGGTTTCTCTGATAGTTGTTATAATCTTGAACGTAATATTAGAATTATTTTAGACAAGCAGCAACGTAATGGTTTTGCGTTTAATCTTAGAGAAGCACAGATACTTCTAGCACAATTAGAAGACGAGCAACACCAGCTACAGAGTGATGCTGAAAAAGAATTTGAACCTACAATAAAAGAACTTAAAACTAAAACAAACATCATACCATTTAACATTGCAAGTCGTAAACAAATAGCAGACAGGTTAATGGATCGTGGATGGAAGCCAGACAAACTAACAGACAAAGGTAATGTGATTGTTAATGAAGAGGTTCTATCTAAGATCAAGATGCCAGAGGCCGAGATGTTTAGTCGCTACTTTCTTCTTCAAAAAAGAACTGGCCTTCTCAAGTCATGGATAAAAGAGTGCGATGAAGACATGCGTGTGCGTGGTAGGGTTCTTACTCTACGTACAATCACTGGCCGTATGGCACACAACAAACCTAACATGGCACAAGTACCAGCAGTCTACAGCCCCTATGGTAAAGAGTGTCGTAGCCTGTGGACAGTATCCAATACAGAAACACATAAGCTAGTAGGTACTGATGCTTCTGGTCTTGAGCTTAGATGCCTAGCACACTATATGAATGATGCCACCTTTACACAAGAGGTTCTTACTGGTGACGTACACACTGCTAACCAGCAAGCAGCAGGACTAAGGACTAGAGATCAGGCAAAGACTTTTATCTATGCCTTTCTATATGGTGCAGGTCCAGCTAAGATTGGTAAGGTAGTAGGAGGCTCTGCATCTGATGGTCAGAAACTAATACAAAAGTTTCTACGTAACATGCCAGCCCTCAAGAAGCTACGTGCTAATGTACAAGAGGCTGCACAGTCTGGTAGTATCCCTGGTCTTGATGGTAGAAGATTACATATCAGATCAGAACATGCTGCACTAAATACTTTATTACAGGGTGCAGGTGCTATAGTATGTAAGCAGTGGCTTCTAGAGATGGATAATAGAATACGAAAGACAGGTCTTGATGCTAGGCTTGTAGCCTCAGTACACGATGAGTATCAGTTTGAAGTTGCCAAACCTGACGTTAAACGCTTTACACAGATTACTAAAGATGCTATGTACCGAACACAAAAAGCATTTAACTTTAAGTGTGATCTTGATTCTGATTATAAAGTTGGAAATAATTGGGCAGAAACACATTAAAGTTATTGACAATACCATACCACTATGGTATAATACGTTTGTTGTTTATTAGTAGTAGACATCAAACATTAACACGAACCCTAAAACGAACCCTAAAGGAGAATATAAATGGAATGGTTAGACCCTGTTGTTTTTTCTGGTAAATGTCATTACGCTTGCATCACCGAACCTAATACAAGGTATGACCCAGTGTGGTCAATTCTTGTTGAAGTAGATGATGACAATCGTAAGACTATTGAAGGTGCTAATCTTACTATCTCTAATAAAGATGACATTGGAGATTTTGTTAGGTTGAAACGTAAGGTCTTTAAACAAGACGGTACTAAGAAAACTCCTCCCAAGGTTGTAGATTCTCAGAACAATCCTTGGAACTCTGATAAGAAAATTGCTAATGGTAGTACCGTAACAGTAAAAGTTACTCCTTTTAAATATGATGGTAACTCTTCTCGACCTGCTGGCATATCCGCTAATCTTGATGCTGTACAGATTGTTAATTTTATTGAGTATCAGTCTCAAGACTTCGCCCCCGTAGACGGTGGGTATGTTCAAGAAACAGAAGAAGTACCCTTTTAATATAAGGAGCAATGAAGGGGGTGGGAGTTACCCTGCCCCCTTCTTTTTATTGATATGAAAACAATTAAAACTTTAGTAGAAGATATTTATAATCTGTTCTCTCTTAATCCTGTTGATATGTCAGAAGAAGAAGTTGATAAATACATTGATAACTTTGGAGAGATGGTTAAGCTGCATACTAAAAAATTCTTATACGATGAAGAGTCTGTAGATAAAAAACTTAGACTATCTCAGATAGGTAAACCAGACAGACAGTTATGGTTTAATATTAATTTAAACAAAGAACGTGAGGAGCTTGCACCAAGCACACGAATTAAATTTTTATATGGTTATATTCTCGAAGAGTTTCTTCTGATGTGTGCATCAATTGCTGGGCATGATGTTAAAGATCAGCAGAAAGAAGTTAGTGTTGGTGGTGTAGTAGGACATCAAGATTGTATTATTGATGGTGTTCTTGTTGATGTGAAGAGTGCTTCAAGTAGTTCTTTCCGAAAGTTTAAACATAATAAACTTACTGAAGATGATCCATTTGGTTATATTGCACAGATATCTGCATATGCCCAAGCAAATAATTTAAAAGAAGCTGCTTTCCTAGCCATAGATAAATCAACTGGAGAACTTACACTAGCTCCGGTTCATTCGATGGAGTTCATAAATGCTGAAGCAAGGATTGATCACCTTAAAAGAATGGTTATTAGCGATACTGTCCCTGATCTCTGTTACGATTCTGTTCCTGATGGCAAGTCTGGTAATTCTAAGTTACCCGTTGGTTGTGTTTTTTGTTCTCATAAAAGAGAATGTTGGTCAAACGCTAACGGAGGAAGAGGGATACGTGTCTTTAAGTATGCACAAGGTAAGAGATACTTGGTTCAGGTTGGCAAAGAACCTGATGTCCCTGAAGTGATTGACTGGTAATGCACTGGAAGTATAAAAGAAAACCAGACCCTACCTCACACTTTGGTTTTGTATATACAATAACTAATATTAAAACATCTAAATCTTACATTGGATGTAAACAATATTTTTATACACGTAAGAAAAAGAAAGTTGAATCTAATTGGAAAGTATATACTGGTTCAAGTAAACATCTAAACGAAGACATCAAAAAGCACGGCAAGAAAAACTTTAAGTTTGAAATTATAGGTGAGTACAAAAATAAACGTAGCTTAAAATATTATGAGTGTTACTATCAAATGATTAATCATGCACTAACAAAGAAACTAGAAGGCTCTGATGAGCAAGCCTACTACAATAACTATGTGGGTGGTAAGTTCTATAGGCCCGTACAAGAGCCGCCAGATGATTGAGGATATCTTAGAAGCACATTCTTTATATGATCTAACAAACAAAAATCCTGATAGGTCTTTGAACCTTGCTGTTATTCTGCAAGCACTGCTTGACTTATCTAAACCAGAGAAGTATAATGAGCCGCATGAAACATCCCTGTATAGAGATCAGGCGATGGCATGGGTCTTTGCGTCTGTGGGTACGACATGTGAAAACTTTACCATCACATGTGAGCTTGCTGGTGTAGAGCCAGACACAGTTAGAACCTTTGCTTTACGAGTA